GGCTTCGAGACCTTCTCAGATGAGGTGCAATCTCGCTATGATATCTGCTTCCTTGTCCCAGGTCTTTATAAGCCGGACATGGAGCGTTTCTATGCTGACCCTCATCTTGTAGGTCAGAGCAACATTGCTTTCGCCTTCTCACTTCTCAAATCTCCCAAGCGTACACCTGCTGAAATCCAGAAAGGTTATCTCGCGCATCTCGAGACGCACCTTAACCGGCTCGATGTCAAATACCTCATGGTCTGTGACTCTGAATACTTCCGCACTCTGACCAAAAATCAGGTCAGTGCAGAAGCCTCTCTGGGTCAGATCTTTGACAGTCCTGACTGGCTGCCCGGGTTCAAGGTTGCCTATTGCCCAAACTACCGCACAGGCTTCCGCAACCCTGCGAAATGCCTTGCTGAAGTTGACCGGGCTATGACCGCGGTCCTGGATCACCGTGACGGAAACTACCATGTCCCCGGTGAGGATGTGATCCACTTTGCAGCATATCCCCAAACAGTCAATACCATCCGTGACTGGCTCCTCAAACTGCTGGATATGGACTGTGATCTCACAGCTGATGTTGAGACGTTCTCGCTAAAGCATTACAGCTCTGGTCTCGGCACCATCAGCTTTGCCTGGAACAAGCATGAGGGTATCGCTTTTCCTGTAGACCTCCTCGACGATCCTGCGGATCGCGCTGAGGTCAGAGTTATGTTGAGAGAGTTCTTTGAAGCCTATCAGGCTTCAGGGCGTGTCATGCGTTGGCACCACATCAGCTTTGATGTGACCATCGCAATTTATCAGCTCTGGATGGACAGTATCATCGACACTGAAGGTCTTCTCACAGGCCTCGACGTGATGATGAACAACTTCGATTGCACCAAGATCATCTCTTACCTTGCCACCAATTCTACCGATGGCAACACATTAGGACTTAAGCACCAAGCCCTTGAGTTTGCTGGTAATTATGGCGTTGATGGTCTTGAAGATATTCGATCCATCCCTCTTGACGAGCTGCTTGAATACAACCTTATGGACACTCTTTCCACTTGGTTTGTTTTTGAGAAGCACTGGGACACTTTGATCAAAGACGATCAGCTTGAGATCTATGAGACAGTCTTCAAACCTGCACTGATCGACATCGTTCAGATGCAGCTGACTGGCCTTCCAATCGATAGGAATGAAGTCAGACGCCTTCGTATTGCGCTTTATCGTGACAAGAAGATCGCCATTAAACGCATCGTCAACAACCCAATCGTTCAACAGTTCAGTGTCACCCTTCGCAATGACTGGATCAACAAACGTAACCAGAAATTGAAGAAAAAGCGTGAGACTGTTCTGACAGCAATGCTCCCGAAAGCGCGGGCAAGCTGGTCTTTCAACCCTGCCTCTGGGCCACAGGTTCAGCGTCTACTATTTGACGAGGACTTCCTTGAACTCCCTATACTGGATCTAACCAAAGAAAAGCAGCCCTCGACTGGTGGCAAGACTTTGAAAAAGCTCGTGAACCATACGACTGATCCAGACACAAAGGATCTCATCGAAGCTCTGATACAACTTAAGTCTACGGCCAAGATCCTCACTGACTTCATCCCGAAGTTTCTTGAGGCTCCTATGGGCCCTGACGGTTGGTATTATTTCTTCGGTAACTTCAATCTTGGAGGGACTGTTTCAGGCCGCCTAAGTTCATCCGGCCCTAACATGCAGAACCTGCCGGCCGGAAGTAAGCCTTGGGGCAAAGAAGTAAAGCAATGCTTCAAAGCCCCACCTGGTTGGCTTTTTGCAGGCCTTGATTTTTCATCGCTTGAGGATCGTATCTCAGCACTCCTGACGAAAGATCCAAATAAGATCAAAGTCTACACTGATGGGTTTGACGGGCACAGCTATCGGGCCTATTCCTACTTCGGAGACCAAATGACCGGCATCATCGCTGAAGATGTTGACAGCATTAACTCCATTGCCAAACTGTATCCTGACCTCCGCCAAGAGTCCAAAACCCCAACATTCTTGCTCACCTACGGTGGCACACATCACGGGATTATGGATCAATGCGGTTGGGATATCGTAAAGGCCAAAATGGTCGAAGACAGCTACCACGAGCTCTATCGCGTCAGCGATGAGTGGGTAGCGGCCCAGATCGAAGAAGCAACCAACGTCGGGTATGTCACCTGTGCTTTTGGACTTCGTGTCAGAACCCCGCTTCTCAAGCAGGTCATCATGGGCAATTCCAAGACGCCCTATGAAGCCAAAGCTGAAGGACGCACCGCAGGCAACGCTCTGGGGCAGTCCTACGGCCTTCTCAACTCTCGGGCTGGAACTGAGTTCATGCGCAAGGTGCGTAAATCACCTCACCGTTTGGACATTCGTCCCGGGGCTCACATCCATGACGCTCAATACTTCATGATCCGTGAGGATTGGGCAGTGCTCCTCTACACCAACGAGCACTTGGTCAAAGCAGTTGAATGGCAAGACGATCCAGCAATCGCACACGATGAAGTCAAGCTTGGTGGAGAGCTCTCAATCTTCTTCCCAACATGGGCAAACGAGATGGGTGTTCCCAACGGGGCTACCCAATACACCATCGCAACCTTGGCCGACAAGCACCTCGCAAAGCTTGAAGAAAAAGACATCAACCCTTTCTAAATACCTGAAACTTTACGGAAATATAGGAGATCTACATGGCAGATCGCAATCAACGTCAACACTTCTGGATGATCACATCCCTTATCACTTTTGAGAAAGATGACGTCACCCAACAAAGTCACATGAACGGGGTTGTTGAGACACCTTTCAAGTCTGTCAGTCAGACAGTTCTTGAGACCGTCACAACGTCTATGCTCACACGCTTGCACAACGAAGCTGGCGCCGATGCTAAGATCACCGGCCACACATTCCTCAATGTGTCCTGGCTCGGTCACATGACGTCGTCCGAGTTCAACGACACCAAAGAGAATGCAAAAGCTTAATCAAAGCACATTCATTAGGTTTCTGGGGTTTTACGGCTCCAGAAACCTGCCCCCACTTTCCTAACACATGAGAATTTCAATGAATGCTTTAACAAACACTTCGGGCTTGAGCCTCAGTATGGCTGTCTGGCTCGCCCATGACGATTACGACAATGGTGCATCGGCACATGAAGGTCAGAACCTGATCTCTGCCACATCTCTTCTCAAGTCCACACGCGCTACCATTCTGTCGGCACAAGTGCCTCAGGGCCAGGTTACTTCTGATGTAACTGATCGTATTGCGTCTCGGGTAGGCCATGCCATCCACGACAGCATCGAGCAGACTTGGAAGAACAATTACGCCACGGCTATGAAGGCTATGGGCCACCCACAAAAATTGATCGATAAAATTCGCATCAATCCTGAAGAACCAGATCCAGCTACAATCCCTGTTTATCTTGAGCAGCGTTGCTTTCGGACAATCTCTGTTGATGGTAATGAGATTGTCATCTCAGGGCAGTTTGATCAGATCATCAACGGTGAGTTGAACGACATCAAAACAACCTCTGTTTGGAGCTACCTCGGTGGCAACAAAGAGGAAGATTACATCATTCAGATGTCGATCTACCGTTGGCTCCAACCCAAACTCGTATCGTCTTCTATGGCAAAGGTTCAGTTTGTGTTCACGGACTGGCAACGTGCAATGGTCAAGACTCGTCCTGACTACCCAGCTCAGCGTGTTCTTGAGTTGACTGTCGAGCTGATGTCTCTTGAAGAAACCGAAGCATGGATCAAACGCAAGATCCGTGAGCTTGTTGTGAACCAAGATCTCGATGAGCCAGATATTATCCGCTGCACCAACAAAGAGCTTTGGATGTCTGAGCCAAGCTACAAGTTTTATTCTGATCCTAAGAAGGCAGCAGAAGGTGGCAGGTCCACCAAGAACTTCCCCAATTATCCGGCAGCCGCAGCCCACAAAAACAAAGCAGGGAAAGGTGTCGTTGTGACAGTTCCCGCTGAAGCTAAGGCCTGTGGCTACTGCCCAGCAGAACCAATTTGTTCCCAAAGACTTGAATATGGAGAGAAATCATGAATGCAATTGCTGGTGACAAGATCGACTTTGACGACCTTGACAATATCCCGCACCACCCAGCGATCGACGATATCGCCAACATCCTTGCTGTACGGACCCAGCAAACAGACCTGACATGGTTTCGTGTCGTGACGGCTCACTTTCTTGCAAAGATGGCATCAAACATGCGCGGATACATTGTTGATCCTCTTGGTGAAATGCCGATCAATCTGTACGTCTGTGCGCTTGCAACATCCGGCTTTGGTAAGGGTCACTCCATGTCCTTGATGCGTGAGCAGGTCATTGACCGGTTCACTGATCGCTTCAAGAAAGACACCTTCCCTATGGTTCATGAGCAGAACCTTTGGCATTTGGCATCTGAAGCCGCCGCATTTTCAGGGAAAGCTGAAGCAGAAGAGTTCAAGCGTTTTGAACGACTGTCTCAAAAGCGTGGCCCAGTACCTTTCACATTCTCTGGCACCAATGCCACACCCCAAGGTGTACGTCAGACGCGTGAGAAACTCTTGTTGTCCAATTGTGGCGCCATTTCCATGCAGACAGATGAGATCGGGTCTAACCTGACCAGCTCAACTGATGTTCTGAATGTGTTTTTGGAGCTTTATGACCTTGGTATTGTTGACCAAAGTTTGACAAAAAACACTGTCGACAACGAGCGTATGGAAGAAATCGAAGGCCGTACTCCAACCAACATGCTTTTGTTTGGTACGCCTTCTAAGCTTCTCGATGCAGGTCCAACCCAGAAGCTTTTCACAGAGTTCCTGGCAACGGGTTATGCACGCCGTTGCTTCTTTGGCTATGGCGTCAAAGACAGTGACACTGAGCAAATGTCAGCTGAAGACAAGATGGAAGCTATGATCGCTGGCTCCGACAACACAACTCTCAAGAAGTGGTCTACCCTCTTCGCAGACCTGGCTGACCCAAGCCGCCTAAACTGGCGTGTAGAAGTCAGTAAAGACGTGAAGATCCAGCTTCTGGAATATCAGAACCGCTGTATCGCAAAAGCCAAAGAGATGAAGGAGACCGAAGAAATCCGTCGTGTAGAGATGGAACACCGCCACTCCAAAGCATACAAGCTGGCCGGCGCATTGGCTTTCGTAGACGAGAGCCAGGAAATGTCTGTGTATCATCTGGCAGCCGCAATCAAGCTGACTGAAGAACAAGATGCAGACTTCAAACGTGTGATGGCGCGTGAGCATGACTATGTGAAGCTCGCCAAGTTTGTCGCAGATCAAAACGAACCACTGACACATGCTGATTTGAATCAAGAGCTCGCATTCTACAGTGATTCCAAGCCGAGGCAGAACGATATCTTGGCTATGGCGTCTTCATGGGGCTACAAAAACCACATCATCATTCGTCGAATGTTTGATGATGGTATCGAGTTTGTTCAAGGTGAAACCCTTCAGCAAACGAACCTTGATGAGATGATCTGTTCCTACTCCAATCACCAAGCCCATGATTATGAGCCTATCTGGGCTCCATGGGACAGGTTCCATGAGCTGGTTGCAGAGACCCAAATGCACTGGTCAAACCATCACTACGTTCAGAACCACCGTCACATGGATAACTATATTCCAGGCTTCAACATGATCGTCATGGATATCGATGGAACGTGTTCTCTCGAAGCAGCGCATGAGCTACTGCAGGATTACACCTTCATGACGTACACATCAAAGAGACATACAGAAGAGTCTCATCGCTTCAGGATGATCTTTCCGATACCATACATTCTGAAACTCAACCGAGAAGATCACGCCACTTTCATGGCAAACTTCCGTGACTGGCTTCCGTTTGAAACTGACGAAGGTTCCGAGCAACCGGAAAAGAAGTGGAACACCTGTATCGGTGACTACCACTACAATGATGGGGAGCTGATGGAGGTTCTGCGGTTCATACCAAAGACATCCAAGAACCAATCCTATCAGGCACAGCGTGAAGCAATCGGTGACATGGATGCGTTAGAACGCTTCTTTGCTGAACGTATGCTTCCGGGCAAACGCAACAACGAGATGTATAAGTTCGCAGCAATGCTTGCTGAGAACGGTATGGACATCATTGGTGTTGAAGCAGCCATCATGAGCTTCAATGCTAAGCTCAAGAATCCATTGGATAATGATGAGATCCGTAACACGATCCTCGTTTCCGTTGGCAAAAAAGTCTTCGGCTTTTGAAGACAATTTAACCCTAGATGATCTGTTTCTTGGGTTAATAAATCCCCTACATTTCTCAACTATTAAAGAGATGTAGGGGCAAAATCATCTTGATATTTAACGTCGATTAGTGCGATCTTTGCAGTCTACCTGCAAAGTGAATCACTACCCGCATCTACAACAAAGGACAAAATATGTCAGATATGAATGAGCAGCTTGTGCTGATCGGAGGCGAGTCCGCTTCAGGCAAATCAGCTTCTCTACGAAACCTCCCAAAACCTGAAAAAGTAGCTTACCTGAACTGCGAGTCAGGCAAGCGCCTTCCCTTCAAAAACGATTTTCAACCTTACACCATCACTGACCCTTACCAGGTCCATGAAGCCTTTGATTTTGCTATCGGAAACAATGATGTCGATATAATCATTGTCGATACATTGACCTTCTTGATGGACATGTTTGAGACCCAGTATGTGATCCCGGCCACCAACGGGATGCAGGCATGGGGCCACTATCAGCAATTCTTCAAGACGTTGATGCAAGATAAAGTCGCAAGCTCTGACAAGTCAGTGATCTTCACAGCTCACACACGTCAGGATCTCGACGAGAAATCCATGAGCATGAAGACACAAGTACCCATCAAGGGTGCTTTGAAGAACAACGGTGTCGAAGCCTATTTCTCGACTGTCGTTGCCGCGAAGAGAATGTCTCTGAAAGACCTTGAGCCATACTCATCTGATCTACTGAACATCACAGAACAAGATGAACTGCTTGGATTCAAGCACGTATTCCAAACCCAGTTGACCAAAGAAACCATCGGAGAGCGTATCCGTTCGCCTATGGGTCTTTTCGATCAGCAGCAGACCTTCATGGATAATGATGCCGGTATGCTCCTGAAGCACCTGACGAAATACTACAGCTGATCCCACTCAGCTGTGCACAACACAAACTATAACAGGAACACCCAACATGAAAATGTTTCAAAACTTCTCTACCGAAAACCTCGAAGACTCGAAAGATGTCGTCGGTGGTGGTGGCTTCATCAAAGACACTGGCATTTACAAAGGCACAGTAAAACTCGCCTACGCCAAAGACTCTGGCTCTTCAGACGCCAAAGCTGTGGCACTGCACATCGACATCGACGGCACAGAATATCGTGAAGACTTCTGGGTCATCAACAAGAAGGGTGAAAACTTCTACCAAGATAAAAAAGACGCGAAGAAGCATCACCCGCTTCCTGGCTACACATCTATCGATGACCTCTGCCTTCTCACCTGTGAGAAAGGCCTGTCTGACATGGAAGCCGAAGAGAAGACCGTCAAGCTTTACGACTTTGAAGCCAAGAAGGAGCTTCCCACTCAAGTTCCAGTGTTATCTGAACTGATCGGCAAAGAAATCACAATGGCAATCGTTCGCCAGACTGTCGACAAAAACACCAAGCAAGACGACGGATCTTACGTCCCTTCTGGTGAAACACGCGATGAAAACGTCATCGAAAAGTTCTTCCATGAACCAACAAACCTGACTGTTGTTGAAGCTCGTGCTGGTATCGAAGAGCCAGCATTCTATGACAAGTGGAAGACTGCCAACGAAGGTAAGACACCACGTAACCGTTCCAAAGGCGTCACTGCTGGTGGTGGCTCAGCTGGTCGCTCTGGTGCCCCAGGTGCATCCTCCGCAGGCGGTGCAAAGCCTTCAGGACTCTTCGGTAAGAAGTCAGCTTAAGGATAACACCTTGGACTACATTCTCGGTATAGATCCAGGCTTTAGCGGGGCAATTGCCTCGCTGGAGCTATCCACTGGATCATTGAACGTTCAGGACATGCCAATTTACCCCAATAAAAAAGGTAAAACTGAACTCAACTATGGGCTGCTATTTGAATTCCTCACGCCACCTCCTGGATCTCAGGTCATGGCCGTGTTGGAGAAAGTAGCATCCATGCCAGGACAAGGTGTTTCTTCAACCTTCAGGTTTGGGCAAGGGTATGGTGCAATCGAGATGGCTCTCGCTGCACATCAGATACCCACCCACTACGTTACGCCAACCGTCTGGAAGAAATACTTCGGTCTTTCCAAAGACAAAGGCGTGTCTCGTGGGCTTGCCACTCAACGATTTCCTGCAAATTCCTCAAGCTTCATCCGAGTCAAAGACGATGGACGTGCTGAGGCAACTCTTATCGCTCAGTATGGCGTGGAGAAGATCCTCGTCGAAGGCATTCTGAGAGACAAACCCTAACCAACCCAACTCCCAGAAAGGGAAAACTATGAAAATTACACTCGAACAACGTGAGATCCAGGCAGCTCTTGAGGCCTATGTTCAAGACCAGATCCCAATGGTTCAAGGCATGGATTTCGCTGTCGAACTTTCCGGCACTGCAACCAAAGGCTTTGAAGCTGCACTGACTGTTGATGGAAAGGCTAACAACTCAGGTCCAGTTGATGAGGCTCCATCCAAACCGGTCAAACGTGCTACGCCGGTTAAAAAGGCTGCCCCATTAGCAGCTGTTGTCGAAGAACCTGCTTGCGACATCACTTCCAACCCTGAAGCCCGCGGTGAAGATGAACCCGTGACTGAGGACGTCGAAGACACCGTCGAAGATGAGGCAGAAACTCCGCCTGCTGCTACCACTCCCAAAAAAGGTGGTCCTGTCTTTCAATTCGCCAAAAAAGGGTAAAATGCTTTGGACTGGATCAAGTCCGTTTTTATAGCATTTGCCTTAGTGGTACTCATGATTTTGTTCAGCTTTCTAGCTGCAATCATGATACCCATCATATGCTTCTTCATCATAGTAGCGGCGGCCTGGTTTCTCCTTCAGGTCGCCAAAGATGAAGATGACTAGAAGTGATCCCTTCTAACTGATCGCTTTGGTGCAGGACACGGGTTCACGCCTCGTGTCCTGCTACTCACAAGCAGACCTCATTTCAGAAAGAAACAGCATGACAACTGACGTAACAGCCAAAGACTTCAATCCATCAAACAACGATCTTGTTGCTGAAATCAAAGACAAAGCAAACGAGCTTGCAGAGGTTATTAACAAATTGCCTCGCAGCCGTCGCCAGTCGATTGCTTTGACGCACATCGAGACCGCCAGCATGTTTGCCGTAAAAGCTGTTTTCTATAACGATGATAACGAGCGTACCGAGGCTTAGATCTAATGTCAGACCTTGAAGAAGAAGCAAACTACATCAGAGCTGTTGGTATCATGGTGACCACTGGAAGAATTTCCACGTCATACCTTCAGCGTCAGATGTCCCTTGGATACAGCAAAGCAGCCAAGCTTGTTGAGCGTGCTGAAGCAGATGGCATCATTGCAGCACCTAACCGTGTTGGAAAACGAAAGGTTTTGCTCAAAGCAAAATCAGCAAACTATTGAAACCAGATACCTAAATTTAGGCCTGTTTTCATCAGTTTGTAAAGTTGACCCAGGGGATCATGCCTGGAGCACTAAACAGCTGACCAATGCCAACCGCATTGTCAGCACGACCTTCTGCAATAATATTTATAGCGTTGTCTGACAGAGGCCCGCCAACTGATACTCCAGGAATACCTGGTAAATATGGCAGAGCAGATGTCATCATCAAAGCTCTTACAGGATTGTCTCTCAAGAGCCTGTGAGCCACTTTGATCGATCTCATCTTATAGTTCCAGAACCAGAGCATACCATTCGACTCAAGCCCTGCCCGGGCTCGACTTGGCAGAAGTGTATAGTTTACAAATTCTTCTGTGACACGGTTCAAACCTTGTTGGCTTGTCTTCTCTTGGCGGCCGATCATGTCATCATAAGCCACAGCTTTTGAGATGAATGATCCGTACTGAACCATCCTATCCATACCTTTGAATAGTGCTGTGTCGCGTGCAATGACTGCATAGCGTCCCGCTACCCCCAACTTAGATGGTGCACGTTCAATTAGGTTGGCCATGTACTCAGACCATTTGTTTCCTGACAGGGCTGCATCTTGTTGTGTCAGGCCTTCAGAAATCGTTGTAAACTCACCGGCTTCAATCAGTGGCCATATCGACATCCGCTTGTTGGACTCTTCCAGTGCTGCCAACTCAGCTTCAAACTTGAGCCTTCTAGCACGCTGCACTTTGCTGCCACGAGCCGCGGCAATCTCAGCAGACAGCTCAGCTTTACGTTTTTGACTGGCCACATACTGGTTAATTTCCACCAGTTTGTTTCTATACCCTCTGACAATATCTCTCAGTGGAACCCCAAGAGACATCAGCTGAACAAAGTCAGACATGAGGTTTGCCATTGGCACGATCAGAGACTTGACCACGATCGTACTCTTAGCCACCGACACACCGGCCTGAAGCAACTTCTCAGCTGTCACAAAGTTGCGGTAGGCCTTATCCCCCATCATCAGCTCAGCAACGTCCACAAACGCTTTCTTTTGACCTTCAGACAGACGAGTTGCTCCATCCCAGAACTCAGAGACTGAAGGTGCTCTATAACCTAGCATGTTGTCCACCATATCCCGACGAACCATGAACGTATCTTTACCAAATACTTCAGTAATGTAGGCCTTGGATTCTGCAGGGATCATTGCCCAAGCATCTTTCCAGATACCATCATCAAGATCCTCGTCAGCGATGTTTACAAAGTCACTTGCTTTACCAACACTTGGCAACCGATCCCGATCATAAACACGTTTCGCTTCATCAATAAGTTGCTCGTTGTAGTCTCGTGACATTTCTTCTTCAGCCTGACGGCCTGCCCAAGCACCGGTCATTTCAAGCAACTGGTCATTTGGTTTACGAAGAGCCAGCATATCTGCGCTCATTGAACGTTCATACGCAATGATCTGACCACTTGCATCAAACACTGGAGTAACCGGCTCACCGCGCACTGGCGCCAAACCTTGAGCAATCCGCTTCTTGGCCCGCAAGAACTGCCCATCACTCAATCGACCACCGGATGAACCAGTAACGTTGCGGCCGGACCTTGGATCAACACCATTGATGGCTGTGCTGACAGACTGCATTGCACCCTGGCTAAAGGCTGCGTTGCCTGAGACAGCAGAAAAGTAGTAGCTCTTCTTGCCACCTTCAAAGCCTGAACCAGTGTAATCACCCATCTCGGTGTAGCCCATACGGCGGTAGTATGAAGCCTGTGAAGCATCGGCCACGATCAGCTTAGCACCTTCAGCAACCTCCATAGGCACAAAGCCCTTGAAGCCGTTGATGAGCCCTAACCTAAGGACCGCCCTGACCAAACGGCCCAGGCACAAGAATACAACGACACCCCAGACACCCTTACCCTGAGAGCCCAGCTTACAGACATAAATACTTGGCTAGCGGACCTTTGAAGTTTTGGGTGCCATGACGGAATGGGCTGCGGTTGCAAATTTAACTGTCCAATGATAATAAAGTTTCATGTGGGTTAAACTGAAAGTTGGCAGTTGAGGTTGGCGAAACAATAACAATATTCAAAAAATAATTCATATTTTGGCATTGAGTACATATCGATGAACAACGGACGTTTCGACCTGACTAGTAATGCATTTCATGTTTTGAAAGCAGGCTATGAAACCAATCGATCAAACATTGCCGAACTGGTTGAAGACGCCGACTTTGATGAGATTTTTGAGCCTCAAAGTATCCAACGAGCCCAGCAAAGCCTCTTGGCACCAAATGCCCGACTAGAACAAGAAATCTCATGGCTTCCAGAGTTGAGCCAAGCTCAAACGTCCAAGAGCTATGCGGGAATTTGGGTGATGGCGTGATTTGAAAGGCGGCGTATTGTGGCGGTGTTGAAGCCGGCCAGAACCTCACAAGGAGCAATACGCCTATGAAGAA